TTAAAAAATTTATTGCTATCATCTCCATATTTTAATAATGTTGGATTTGAACCTAGAGTATCAGAAATATTTTTCTTTTCGCGGCCGGTAAGATTGTTTTCAGGCCACTCTGAAAGTGAAGGTTGGGAAGGGTATGAAGTATTAACGGTAATATTAGATGAAATATCGGCATTTAAAACAGATAGTGAATTAAAAGGTGATTTAAGATCAAAGGGCTCTGCATCTGCAATTTATAATATGAGTAAACTATCAGTTATGTCTCGGTTTCCAGAAATGGGTAAAGTTATATTGCTATCCTTTCCCAGGTATAAAGGTGATTTTATTCAACAAAGATATTTTAATTCTAGAGAAAAAAAAGAACCTAAAACTTGGTCAATAAAAGCCGCAACTTGGGAAGTTAATCCTACAATTAAAAGAGAACAATTAGAATCAGAATATATTAGAAACCCAATTGAAGCTGCGTCTAGGTTTGAATGTGAACCACCAACTATGGAAGATGCTTATTTTAGAGATGAAGATAAAGTAAGAAAAGCTTTTATGTATGCAGATGATCCAATTGATGAAGAGGGTAGATTCCATAAATGGTTTAACAGTACAGATGGGCATAGGCGTTTTATTCATATAGATTTAGGTTTTAAAAGAGATAGAACTGCATTGTGCATGTCTCATTGCTCTGGTTTTAAAGAAATTACTACATCAATTGGAGTAGAAACTCTCCCAATAATTAATGTTGATTTAGTGCATTCTTGGAAAGCAGCACCCGGAGAAGAAATTAATTTTGCTTCAGTAAGGCAGCTAATTGTTGACCTTTGTAAAAAATTTGATGTTGCTAAAGTTACATTTGACAGATGGCAATCAATAGAAATGATTCAAAGCTTGAGGGCTCAAGGAATAAATGCTGATTTTCATTCAGTAAAAAAAACTGATTATGATACATTAATGACATCAATATACGATACTCGTTTGAGAGGTTATTGGAACTCAATATTGGTGGAAGATGAATTGTTAAAATTAAGATTGTTTTCAAACAATAAAATTGATCACCCAAGTTCTGGTTCTAAAGATTTAGCTGATGCCCTAGCTGGCTCTGTATTTAATGCTATAGAAAATATGGCAATAGAAACAGAAGTTGAAATTGAAATTTTAGGCAATGATTCTAATATAGATTATGAAATGGATGAATTTAAATCAGTAAACAAATATGATCATAATTTGAGAGAATTTGTGCCCGGATTCTCAGAAACAAAGATACAATCAGAAGAGGAGGGATTATGGATGCAGAATTTGTAAAAGATACAAATTTAATTGATGCCAATGTTATAATAAGAAAACTGTCGGAAAAGATAACTGATCTTACTATTCAAAATGCAATATTGTCGGCTCAATTAGAGAAGGCTTTGTTATCTCCTTTAAAAAATTAAAAAATTTTTTATTAAAAGTGTAGTGGATAGTTAATCATGCTGTTAAGATTCTAGTCAAGCCTAAATGGCTAAATAACAAAACCAACTATAGGAGAAGAAAATGCAAATTAAAGAAGCCAATAATTTCCCAGTAATTTCTCGTTCAGGCCGGACATCTGAAGAGTTAAGAAACATTATTGAAACATTGCTCTTGTCAAGCAAAAATGGTAAACCCTATTCAATCAGCAATATTGAATTTGGTAACAAATATAATTCAATGCAGCAGAGAATTAGGGCTCAAGCTAAAAAGCTCAATTTGAATGTGCAAATTCACTTTGACAAAAACAATTCAACTTTGTATTTTAGGGTATTATCCGAAAATGCAACAGAAATTGAGAACGCAAAAAAAGCGAATAAAAATGCTTCTCAATCTAAAGAAGTTAAGAAAATTAAAACTATTGTTAAAAAATAATTTTTATAATTACAAAATAAAAGTGGGCTGGGGCAACTCAGCCCACTTTTTATAGTATACTGTTTTTTATGACAATTAATCAAAAACCATTATCAATAGAAATAAATCAAGAACAAATGAAAAAATGGAATGTGCTATTTGCTATACCCTGTTATGATCGGCAAATAAGCGAGCCAACTATGATGTCGCTTATTAAAACAGTTATGTATTTTAGAGATCATGGAATTAAGTTTGCTGTTGCTACTATTACTGATTCTTTAATTAACAGAGCAAGAAATAATATGGCTGCAAAATTTCTTGCACAAAATCAGTTAACTCATATGATGTTTATTGATGCAGATATTGCTTTTCAACCAGAAGATATTATTAAATTGTTATGGCATGATCAAGAAATTATTACTGCTGCTTATCCAATTAAATCAATTAATTGGGAGGCAGTAAAAGAAAATGTTAATAACGGTATTGAGCCTAAAAAATTGCTTGAAAATAGCGTTAGATTTGTAGTGAATCCAATAAGAAAAAAAGAAGATAATAAATTGAGCATTATTAATGGCGCTTTAGAAATCTTTGATGCCGGAACTGGATTTATGCTTATTAAAAGAGAAGCTTTTGCGAAGCTTATAGAAAAATATCCTCACTTAAAATATAACGATGACACCGGTTCATTGAATGAAGAAGAAAGAAAATTGACATACGCATTTTTTAATTCTTATATTGACCCTCATCTAAATAGATTTTTATCTGAAGATTATGGGTTCTGTAGATACTGGCAAGATATTGGTGGAAAAGTTTGGGTTGATCCAACAATTAAACTATCTCATCTTGGTAGAATAGAGTTTGAAGGTACTATGATTACTTACTTAGAAAAAGTAGCAACATTCAATGATCTTTCCAAAACTGAATAGGAAATTGGAAATTTCTACAATATCTTATGTTGCCGCAAAATATATACTCAATTTTGTATAAAAAAACATTAATATACGGGTAGTTCCTATATTGTTTAATTTAGTATAACTTCAAAACGTCTTTCAAAAATATACTAAACTTTTTACTATATTAAGTTCATAACTGTTGCCGCAAATAAAGCGTTTATTAAAATTTTTAACACATACTATCAGGCCGGCTTTAACATGCGCTATGTTAAAGCTTTTAATATAGTTCAATCAAGTGCCCGATTAATCTCCCGATCAATGACCCCTATCAAAAAATATGTTTTATCTCAATTTGACATAGCAATTCGTGTGTATTAAACTATGCCATTGGCGAGAAAATTAATTTTACGAAAAACGCAAAATAAATAGTATAATAAAAAATATATTAAAACCAACAAGAAAGGGAATTGTAGTGTCATTTATATCGCAAAATAAACAATATAATGATGAGTATATTGACAAAGAAAATAAACTCATTGATTTAGAAATTGTAGATAATAATATTAATTATGGTAATGTAGTTAGTTTTAAATACTATCATACAACTTATGAAACAATTATGTGTGCTATTACTGATAAAGATTATGAATTTGATGTAGCACAATTATTATCTATAATGCGACAAATAGAATTACAAGAACAAGGTATAGAAATAGTTTATCCTGATGGTTCTGATTACTCTAAAAAAGTATTTGGTCCAAAAAGAAAACAAAGAACTACTGTTGTAGGTAGTAATATACAAATTCATCCATCACATTTATTAAAATAAGAAAGGGAAAACAATGACAAAAATTAATCTTAAAGATATTCAACACAAAATAATTGTATCTAATGATGCAACTATTGATAATGATAACTATATTTCTATTGAGCCAAGAATAGGCTGCAAGAAAGTAAATCTTAAAGATATACATAATTTACTTCGTGCAAAAAAAGAAGTAGTATATACATCTTTTGATGTTGAACTTACAACATATAAAACAGAAGAAGAAATAGAATTTATGAAATCTTTGTTAAGAATAAAAGCATTTCGTAATCATCGTAAAAATAAAACATTTGATTTAGCAGAACAACATTTGTTTAATCGTTTAACTAAACACGATCAAATTAAATTAGTTGTTAATTTGTTAGAAGCAGATATTCTTGTTGTTATTGATGGTCATACAGAAGTGCCTAATGACAATAATATTGCTGCTCTTAAAGAATTAATTGTTAAATATGAAAATGTTTACAAACAAAAACAATTAATTGTTAATGACAATATTTCTAATTCACATATTTCTTTAAAGTAAAAAAAATATGGACAATTACACAAGACATTTGTTATTAAATGAACTTGATAAATTAGCAAGTCAAGTACAAATTCCAGTATTTAGAACAAAAGATTACAATTGGATATTAAGGAATATACTAATTAATAATGAAAATAATGTAAAAGTACAAAAAATATTACAAATATGTCAATTATTAAAAAAGAGTGAAGATAATGGAATTTAAACGTAATGATAAAGTAATTTCTACAAATGGCCGTGAATTTACAGTAATAAAAGATACTATTAAAAATTCACCTAATGTAGAATTGCTAACAATAATTTCAGGTAAGTATGTTAAAACTATTACAACAAAAGACAAACTAACTAAAAAGGATTAATATATGGCTATATGTATTTATTGTTCATCTAACTATATAGATGAAAGATTAGAAGCCGGATATAATTATTGTTTAAGTAAAGAGTGTCAAAAAATTGGAGTTAGTATTTTAGAAGAAGAATTTCGTAAAGAATATACTCCAGCATTATTACATAAATGTAATTATTTTTGGATCAAAAAAACAGAATTAAAATCATTAAATGTCCGAGCAGATTTATTACAACAAAGGGAGAATTAAAATGAGTAAATATGTAAATGATCGCAATAATTATGAAAAAATTGAACCATTTGATTGGTGGTTAGATATTGAAATGAATCCAGATTTTGCTATTTGGGAATCTGAATTTTTTCATAAAAACAAAGATTATAAAAATTCATTTAAAAAAGGAAAGTAAAAAATGAAAACTTTAGATAAGTTTAAACATACTCAAGATGGTGAATTTATTATTCATTTAGAAAGACTTTGGCTTATTTCTAATGATCGTGAAAATGATGGATATACTCCAAGACCTGTTCCTAATAAATTTTTTAAATATGTTTTTATTGGGAAAGTTCAAGAATATCTTTCAACTGATTACAATGTTATTGATATTAAAAATCAATATTCTATACCTAATAAACTAAAAAGTAAATATCAATATGCTATTCAATTAACATATCCATATTTAGGCAGCGATGATAATAAGTTAGGTAAAGAAGTTATATCGCTTTATTTTGTAGATAATAAAAGCGAAATTGTTCATTATAAAAGAATATGGGAAGAACTATAGAAAGGAAAGCAAAGTGGTTTATTCAAACTTTGATTACAGTGAAAACATATTAAAATGTGCTAAAGATGGATTACAAAAACCAGAAGATTTTGGTTATTGGGGTTCTGAAGATATGTTTAAAACTTGGGGTTTTTGTGGAGTTGATAAAAATAGAGATTCTGATCTTCTTGAAATATCTAATTTTGAAGTTATTACAAAAGATTTGATGTCTAAATTTCCTCTTGATTTTAGAATAGAAAATTATAGTCATTGGTTGGTTGGTGATGTTGATAGATTAGTTTGTCGTATTCTAAAATACGAAATTCCATTTATTGATCAAGTAAAAGAAGAAGATATTACTATTGCTTTTATAGCAGCAATGGAGTGGTTAGATCAATTAAGAGATTATCCAGTCGCTGATGAAGGTGATTATTCAGATAAACAATATGAACAATCAATTGCTGAGATTATAGAATGGGATAGAAATAATCCCGGAGTAATATATAAAGATAATCTTAATATAGAAAACTGGGCAGATCGTATTTGCTATGAATTAGGAAATGATAATTATGAATATTCAGAATACAGTTATTACCCCGATGAGGCTATTTATAAAGCCATTTATAAACTAGGTTTACAAAACGAAGAGCAATATAACAAATGGGTTGAGTTTTGTGAAAAAAATAATTTAGATATGCCAGCTTCTTTTGAAAATGAAATGTCTAAAAATAATCCAAATCAATTAACATTATTTAAAGGAGAAAAATATGCCAAATGAATGCATGAATACATTAGCAGTAATGGGTGAAAAAGAAAATGTTGAAGAATTTCTTAAATTTGTAACTACAGAAAACAACGAAATTAATTTATTTAATTCATTAATACCTTTCCCTAAAGAATTAGATGATACAACTGCTCCAGTATTCCTTGCCGATAAAGGAAAAAATAAAGAATTAATTGATAAATATGGAGCAGATAATTGGTATGACTGGAGAATACATAACTGGGGCACTAAGTGGGGTGATTATGAAATAACTGCAAGTGAAGTTAATAAAGAATATAATGGAGATGAATGGTATATTAATTTTAATTATACTACTGCTTGGTCTCCGGGAGAAAATGAATTAGCAAATGCTATTTGTAAACATTTTCCTAAATTAAAAGCAATGATCCAATATGAAGAACCAGGTATGTGTTTTGCTGGAGAAACATTGATATTAAATGGAAAAATAGTAAGACAAGATAGTTGGGAATTAAGCCATTTAAATGAAAGTATAACAGACGTGTATTGGCTTCAATATCAAAAAGAAAGTGAGTAATATATGGGATTAGATAATATTCCTAGAGAATATCCTTGTGCTGCAAAAGCAACAAGAGATTCTGATAATAGAATTGATTGTGTTAAAACACAAGAACAAGGCAATTGTCCTTGGAAAAATGAAAAAGAAAGCAATCCTATGGTCAACCATATAGGTAGAACTGTTGGTATGTTTGGAACTGATTGCTGGTATAGAGGTAAATATGGCAATTTTCTTTTAGATATTTTGCACGATAAAGTTGATCAATTTGAAAATTATGAATATGATTTTTATGGAGAAGGTGATGATGGTTTAGACACTGATTATTGTTTTGATATGGCAAAATGGATGAGAGATAATACAGAAAAATTTGCCTTTAACGCAAAAAAATATTTAGAAAAAGATCAATCAAATGGAAATGTAAAAGATTATATTGATGATTGGACTTATGCTATTTGGTGGTTAGAATTTGTTGGTAAAACCTCTAATGGTTCAGCAGTTTGGTGGTAAATATTGTTTAATTTTGACGATCTTAATATACCTAGAAATACCAATGATAAATCTCCTGTTGGTATGCAAAACGAATTAGAATTTGCAATCATAATGCAAAATGTATTATCTGTCTTGAAGAATACAGATTTTAGTAATTTTGCTGGCAGAGAACGATTATCTATGCAAATAATAAATATCGCTTGTGATGAAAATGGAAAGTTAGATGAAGATAGAACTGTTAGTGTAATATTGTCTTTAATACAACATACACTTGCTTTAATTAATTCTTTTAAAAATATGGAAGATCAAGGGGTAGATATTGAAAATTATTTTGAATATTTTCAAAATAACATAGTTACGCCTTTATTGGACAATCCAGATATACCTTACTACTAGGAGATTAATGATATTAAATAATGAAGACTGGCGAGAAAAAGCTAATTGTAAAAAAATTGGTCCTAAAATTTTCTTTGCTGATAATGAGAATTCTAATGAATCTAAAAAAAATGTTAAGGCAGCAAAGTCAATATGTAATAAATGCAATGTTAGAGCAGAGTGTTTAAATTATGCTCTTAATAATCAAATACCTTTTGGTATTTGGGGCGGGCTTAATTCACGCGAAAGAAATTCATTAATTAAAAAATTAAAACTAAATAATTATTCTGCAATTGTTAATAATATAATAAACCAACCAATTAAAACAAAGGAGAAATTATGAATACCAATAGCCCTGTAGTGTCAATTAATCATAATTCAAATCAAATTCAAAAACAATTAAGTATTCCGTTTTCATACACAAATGAAGATCCAATTCTTTCTGAATTTCAATTATTGTTTAACAATGGTCATGTTACAAAAATGACAGCAAAAGTTAAAGTTTCTGATTTGATGGTTGATTTCACATATCAAAGACATCCCGGCAATACAAAAATAAACAAAATTGTAAAGAATTTTGATTTAGATTTGCTAGGTGTAATTATTTGTTCAATGAGAGAAGATGGCAAAGTTGCTATTATAGATGGAAGCCATAGATATCATGCATTGGTTAAAATGAATTTAATGAATTTAAATATTAATGCTCTTGTTTATTTTGGTTTATCATTACAAGATGAAGCAAAAATATTTGCTTTAAGTAATCAAGAGCATACAAAACCAACTCCTGCTGATATTTTTAAAGCTGGAATTGTTGCTGGTGATGAAATTTCAATTGCTATTAATGATATTATGAAAAAACATAATCTCATTGTTGGTGTTGGCCCTGGTGATAATAAAATCAGAGCTTTTTCTACATTAAAAAGAATTTATGCTAATGCCGGTGGAGAAGTTTTGGATAAAACAATCAAAACTATTAAGGCAGCATATGGCAATAATTCAAATGTAATGAGAGATCAATTGTTATCAGCAGTTGCTGTTATTTTTCATCGCTATAAAGATGTTGATGAAAAAAGAATGGTGTTGTCATTACAAAAATTTGGCAATCCAATTACTTTAATTGCAAATGCTCAAGCAATGTTGTCTACTCAAAGTAAACAAATTACATTCACCACTCTTCCGTATTTGATTGTTGAAAAATATAACTCAAGGTTGAAGACAAATAGATTATCAGATTTTCCGATGAATTTATTACCTCAACAAGTGTGGGCTAACAATAAATAATTAGATTTGTGATTGGGTCAAATGGCAAGTTGACCCAATCACATTCTATTTTTAAAGGAGAAATATGTTAAGTACAGAAAATAAAAATAACTTACTAGAAGTTTATTATCAAAACGTAGAAAGTGTTTTGGATATTAAAAAATACATTAATTCAGAAGGTGATTTAGCAGTTAATGTTAAATGGCATCATCCTTATATTCATAATAACATATATGACAAACATACAGATATCTCCTCAGAGCAATTAAATGAAGAGATAATTGATACTTTTTGGTATAAAGCAAATCAAATTGCTATTCATTATGGTTATGCTGCTTGTTATTCTTTTGGCAGAAGTAATGGCTGGGCTTTGCCTATCTCTAAAAATAAACAAAACAATTACAAAGGAATACCAGCAAAAGATTTTGTTGACAAAAACAATTTAGAATTAGAGAGATTAATTCAACTTAAAATATTCTCTATGTTTGCTGGTGATATAGAAAGTCTCTTTAATTTAATCAAATCAGAAATAAGAAATGTAAAGTCAAGAAGCGAATTTAACCAATTACAAAACAGGATTTACGATTTATGAAAGATTATATTAATATTGGACCAACTCCTTTTGATGAAGATTGTGCTCAAGTTGGAAATAACGATTATGGCATAAAATCAAAAATTGAAACAACAGCTTATAAAAATCAACTAAATAGAATGTTTCCAGAAGTTTTGAATTCTAAAACATTAAGTTTTTCAATTAAAACATTTCAACACGATTTTGGTTCTTATAAAGAAGTTGTATTGAATTATGATGATGATAATGAAGAAGAATATAATCAAATAGCACTAGAAAAAGTAGATGCAAATATCCCAAAAAATTGGGATGAAGAAGCGTTAAAAGAAATAAAAACACAAACAACTATAGTGGAAGGAATAAGAAATGACAATGCAAGAGAATAAAAATTGTGAACAAAGAATACAAGAAAGTATGGATTACACAGAACTTCACATTAAATCTATGTTTGCAGTAGCGCATAATGAAATAGATGATCTTGATGATGAAGATCCAGATGATATAGAAGTATTAAGGTATATCAATACAAATGACGTTAATGATACTGATATTTATGAATACTCATTAGGTACTGATATTCATAAAAACTACAGAATACATTTATCAACAGGTGGGCCTGCTTCTTTTATTGAAGTTATTACTAATCTTGAAGATGAAATTATAGATGTATATTATCATTTTCAAGATTGGTTTGATGGTGCTAAAAGAAAAGTTGATGAAACTTCACCAATTTATCGCTATGCAATGATGATGTTAGAAATTAACCAATAAATATAACCAAGGAGAAAACAAAATGACAAACGTAAATGAAGAAATACAAAATGTTAATGTTACAATTTCAGTTCCAGTTAAAGACATTGCTGGTCTTGTAGCAATTAATTATGAAGACTTAGCAAGTAAAGTTTATAACGAATTTGATCTTAGTTCTATAGCATCTGATGTTGTTGATGAAATGGATTCAGATGATCTTATAGAAAAAATTGATATGGATGATTTGGCAAGAAGTTTTAAAGACCAAATTGATATTTCAGATTATATTGATGCAGATCAAATTTCTGCTAATGCTGCAGATATGATAGATGTTGAAGATAAAATTTCAGATCTATTAAGCACTTACGACCCTGTTAACGGTTGTGCATTAGCTAATGAAGCGTCTAAAGCAATGATTAATGCTATTCGTTATGATATTATGTCTCATCTTTATGGTCAAGATAAATC